GTAGGCTTCCATCACCGGGAGGCCGCGGTAGTATTAAGCCGCGGCCTGGATGCTATTAGAATCTAATAACATCCCGTACATGACTTCCCAGTCATGTACTTGAGCACATTGCTCAGCCGAGTCGTAGTAGTCCCAATGGGGAGTTCTTCGAGTTCGGACTTTGAACCGGCGTTGCTCTTCGTTACGAAGAGTGATCCGGCCGTCCTGAATAAAACCTCCGACAAAAGCGACTAGCAAACCTGACTCGTTAACGCCGATTTGGCGCTTACGTTTACCAGGATAATAACGCTTGCCGCCCGCGTCGCCCGTTGGTGCCTTAAACCTTACTGGGACAGGAACTAGTGCACGATACTTTATGCACCCGGTATCCTTATCACGGTGAGTTCGGCCTAAGTACTTTAGGGGAACCTTGAGTCCTTCCGTATCACCGGCGTGAGTTGGCACAGGCAAATACCTGCACCAACTTGAAAGTCGCCGGATAACGGTTGGCAATGGGATTCCACTTTGTGAACACCAACGCACTAATCGGTTAATTGCCGAATAGACGTCAGCCTCGTCGCGGAGATGTTTCACGTAGATGCCACGAATATCGGCACCTTTGTAATAATCCCCACCACAAGACTCTCTGAACGCGCCTACGTTGAACGATTTTTCTTCATTCACCGTAAATCCGAAGAGACCAAGGCAATCCACAACGAAATGATACGCTTGTCTTTCGACAATTATATCATCGCCGTAAACGCCGAAGTTCTCAGGACCGCTATCCGAAAACTTAGGTTTTATCCCAAGTACTCGGTAACAAGCACGTACAATAGTCGCGAACAGTAACGTCTGGAGGGGGAACGTGAATCCATTCCCCATAGACGACACCATATGTAGCTCACAAACGCTACCATCCGGGAGGATGGTTTGTTCGCTCCTGAACATCTCGAGCCACCTATAAACATAGGGTGGCAAGATCTGCTTTAGAAGCGTGAGCGACACCGTATCCGAAGCCGACTTGAGATCAATGGTCCCAAAGGAACCATCAAAACTACCAAGCCTTGCAAGTCGCCTGTTGTTAGCTTGTTGCGTTGACAAATCGATTTTGAAATGTCTTCGTAACAGCCGTTCGAACAGACTTCCCACACCAAGCTGAAAGAACATATTCAGTGAGGGCTCCGTACAGATAGGACGCGAAATCTTAGACGTCTTAGGAGCGAAAGAAAGACGGTTTCCAACAACCCTAGCAAATCCATACTCTGTGCTACGCTGTTTTTCAGCTGCAGCCCAGGAGGACGTGGGTCTAAGGCTCCTCAAGTAATAATGAGGTAAACGATCGTCAGTGTAGGTTAGCGTTGAGTCGAACAACTTTGTATAAAAGTTGTAAGACCTGGCACCAAGACTAGCACCGGGACCAACCATAGTATCCTGTTCAAAATCTGACCAGGTGTACAGTTGTTCCGGACCGCGAAAGAAGATGTCGTCGAGTATATGTTTCACCTCGCCGATTACCTCTTCATGAAACAAACGTTTAGCTTCAAGACGAAATGTCCTGCAAATCTCATTTGATTCAAGAAAAACTTTGAGACCCAGGGCATCTGCATCTTGACTAGTGGAGCCTTCAAACTTTTTACTGAATGAAGACTTCAAACTAATCGCTCGCGCGTCGCTGGTAGAAATGTCAGAGGTTAAAAAAGCCTCTAACCCAACGTTCTGAAGATCAAAAGCCAGATCCTTACATAACTCAGCGAAATCTCGCATGAGTAGCTCCTTTGTAAGAGTGAAACGGAGGCTGTCTAGTTAAGACAAGCCAGACACCAGCGAATCGCCTATTCCCGCGGAATTTTGCGTGAGGGCACCGATAGCCATTGAAACGGCTGCTCGGATATTTGCTGCGTCAGCGGTGTCTGCACCCGCCGGGACATCAATTGTTACATTGATGGTCAGGAGGGAAGCAGGCTGCCCTGCCAGAGGAAGAACGCCCTTACGGACGATCATCTTCCAGGTATTTTTGGGCACATTCGGCAAAAGCCCCGTCACCGGGTTCGTCTTGCCGAGGACTTTGAAAGTCTTCGGTCGGACGAACGTAACGGTGAAAGGACTCTGTACTGAATGCGTGGTGACACCCGCTTGGGTACCACCCAGAGCCGTACAGGCATTCTGTTTTCCGTTCACATCAGGAGCCACGTCCAGAGTAAAAAGGTACGTTGGAGCAGTGAAACCCGTCTGTGCACCGCCAGTAACTGGCGAGCTGATAAGCCATCCCATAGGGAAGTCCTTTTCAAATTACTTGAACAAACGAGACCCCACAAGAGCAGCCAGGTTTAGACAATGTCGACCTGGGTTGTTCCCGATTTTCAACGCCGGCATCATTATTGGTACCGTCGACGGGCCTCGCAAAATAGTACGAGATGTTGCTGTATAGCCACCGTGGCCACCCGAGATCACATCTGGGACCCACCCGTTGCTAACAATGGTATCCGCGGTTACAGAAACGTCAACATCAGCCTCAAGAATCTGAGACTGGTCAACGACCTGCGTACGCGAAAGCCATGCTATAACAGATGTATCCGTAGTTGCGGCTTCGAGCATGTCGCCAATGTTAATGAAATAATCGGCGACGAACGAATAGGGTATGAGATTCCAGATCGTAGGTACAAATGAACGCAGGTCGAAACCTGTGAGCTCACTAATCCTTGCGGCCTTTTCTCCAATCCCCTGTCCGTTCTGCATTTCCTTGAAGGCGCCATAGTACTTCACTTCGGTTCGATTGACTGTTCGGAGTTTACTCCTAACAGCCAGAAAGCCCGTGAATGCAGCACCAAGGTCAACAACGGACTCAGATTCGGAAACCCCACGCGCTGTGAATCTGACCCGAGGAGGGTCAGAAGCTATGCGTGCGAGGGCCTTACTGAGGTCTTCAATATCGCTCATTAAAGGAACGACACCAAAGGTCCATTCAAGGTAGTTGTCCGTTAGCTTCTTGCGAAGTCCCTTTTTGCTGGTTCTATTGATACCCTTCTTGGCAGACGCCAAAACAGCGTGTTGCTTCGTCAGGTATTTTACAGAACTGGCGCCAAGAGCATTTAACGGACGCATTATCAGGTTTACAGTCTGGTGTATCTCTCCGAGGAAAGTTCCACCTTGGAACTGGTTTTTAACCTCACGCATTTTTGCGTAAAGAGCCCTGACAGCACGATCTTCAGCTAAGGAGTCAGCAGGCGGATTATCCGTAAAGGACGGAGCAGGAGAGAACGGGAACAACCCGTCCATGCGAACGAACGCTTTAAGCGTAGGGTTCGCCGCTTGGAAGTACTGGGCAAAACCACTCCCACGTACTACCTCCAAGTTCTGCGCCGTGACACTGAGGGTGGTTGTAGCATTAAAGCCACCAGCCAGAGCCAGTTTGTAGTGGGGGTTAACACCTCCACTTATCACCGTGGTCGTAGGAAATACTTGCGACTTCGGGTTATGAAACTGGGTTCCGGAAGTGTTCTGGGTGATGTTATCACCAAAAACAGTCCACGTACGAATCAGTGTCTTAGTCATTTGACTCCTCTGCTGTTAACTGCCTGACACGTCGTCAACCTTGACGTCCAAGCCTATGCCTAGCTGCTTATGAAAAGAGCCGGACGAGGTGCAACCCCCGAGTGCGAGCATCAGTACAAGACCGATGCAGACAAGCGGGAACACCCAATCCGGCAATCTCTTGGGCGGCTTCGGTAAGGGAAATTCAGACATCAAGGTCTCCTTCGTGTCAGTTAACAAACCGGCAAAAGCCGGGGAAAAGCGATTGAACTACTCGTCGGAGCCACCCTGGTCCAGCGCATAGTCCAATGACCGTTGTAAGGAGTTTATCCTTATTTCGATCAATCGGCGATTTTCGGGGGTAGCGCATTTGAACCTTAAACTGAGTTGATACAATTCAGCCTCAAGTTCATCTACATCTATCCCGTACATCTCGCTATAGGGCAAACGCCGAGCCATAGTGGTACTCCTAGAGTAGTGGAACCGAACGACCAGATT